GCCCTTTGGTGAGTAGTTTCTTCATTTATTAAATTGAAAATTAATTAATGGTTAATGATTAGCCGTTAGCGGTTAATACTGTAACATGACAGTGAAACTCATTAACTATTAATCACTAACCATTAACCACTATTTTATTTCTTTCCTTCGTTCTTTGCCTCAATGCTCAGTGTTGCATGAGGTACTGCACGAAGCCTTTCCTTCGGAATCAACTTGCCGGTTTCACGGCAAATACCATAAGTTTTGTTCTCGATACGTACCAATGCCGCCTGCAACCCCTGAATAAACTTCAGCTGACGTGCCGCCAACCGGGTCGTTTCTTCTTTAGACAATGTATTAGCACCTTCTTCCAAAACTTTATAAGTAGGAGAAGTATCGTCCGTATCATTACCGTCCTTATTCATGATACTACTTTTCAGTCTATCATAGTCACGCTGAGCCAATTCCAGTTTTTCCATGATAATGGCACGGAATTCCTCCAGTTCCGCATCTGAATATCTAGTTTTTTCAGCCATATAACTTAGTTTTAAAAGGTTAATTATTCTTTTACGACACTCACATAAAGTGAGAAATCATCAAAATTTAATTCTGTACCGTTCTTCACTTCATCCACTAATTCCAGGGAGTTAGCAAGAACCTGGTTACAAATATAAGTATTATATTCATTTACCGCATCATCGGTTTGAGGATTTTTAGATAATGCCACTTTTATTTTGTCCGTTATCTCAAAACCACTGCTCTTACGGATATTCTGTATACGGTTTACCAATTCACGGGCAACCCCCTCACGACGCAGTTCTTCGGTTACGGTAACCTCCAAGGCCACAGTCAGTTTACCTTCATTGGCAACCAGCCATCCCGGAATATCCTCACTGAAAATCTCCACATCCGTTGTTTCGATAACCGCTTCCGCACCATCAAGCACAAAGGTATATTTACCATTTTTCTCCAATTCGGCAATAGCTTCCTGCGACATTCCGGCTACGGCTGCGGCGACAGCTTTCATCTGTTTGCCGAATTTCGGGCCGAGTTTTTTAAAGTCACATTTCACCTTTTTCACCAATACGCCTGCGGCTCCGTCTACAAACTTGATTTCTTTCACGTTCACTTCGCTCATAATCAAGTCTTTTACGGCTTCGATGTGCATTTTCTGCTCTTCGTCCACCACTGGAACCATGATACACTGCAAAGGCTGGCGCACTTTGATATTGACTTTGCGGCGCAATGCCAATACCATAGAAGTAACATCCTGAGCCATCTGCATACGCGCTTCCAGTTCTCCGTCTATCAATGCCTCATTACATTCCGGGAACTTGGCCAAGTGTACAGAAACCACGGTGTCACGACCTGTAGCCGCAATCAAATCCGTATACAACCGGTCGGCATAGAACGGAGCGATAGGCGCCATCAGCCTGGCCACTGTTTCAAGACAAGTGTACAATGTCTGATAAGCGGACAGCTTATCCTGTGACATGGCATTACCCCAGAAACGTTTACGGTTCAAGCGCACGTACCAGTTACTCAAATTATCATTTACGAAGTCTGTAATCAAACGTCCCGCCTTGGTCGGTTCGTAATCGTTGTAGCAAGCGTCCACGTTCTTCACCAATGAATTCAGAACAGACAGAATCCAACGGTCTATCTCCGGACGTTCATTTACCGGCACTTCCGCTTCCTGATAAGCGAAACCATCCACATTGGCATAAAGTGCGAAGAACGAATAGGTATTATACAAAGTACCGAAGAATTTACGACGAACCTCATCCACCCCGTCGGTATCAAATTTCAAGTTATCCCATGGAGAAGAATTGGTAATCATGTACCAACGCAAAGGATCGGAGCCATACTGTTCGATAGCGCCGAACGGATCTACCGCATTGCCCAGACGTTTTGACATTTTGTTTCCGTTCTTGTCCAGAACCAAGCCGTTAGAGATTACGTTCTTGTAAGCCACACTGTCGAATACCATCGTAGCGATAGCATGTAGCGTAAAGAACCAGCCACGGGTCTGGTCCACTCCTTCTGCAATGAAGTCCGCAGGATAATAAGTGCGGTTGTCCACAATTTCCTTATTTTCGAACGGATAGTGCAACTGCGCGTAAGGCATCGCACCGGAGTCGAACCACACATCAATCAAGTCCGCCTCACGTTTCATCGGCTTGCCGCTTTCAGATACCAAGATGATATCATCCACATACGGACGGTGAAGGTCTATCTTGTCATAATTCTCCCCGTTATATTCGCCCGGAACAAAACCTTTTTCCTTATAAGGATTGACGGTCATAAATCCGGCAGCTATTGATTTTTCTATTTCATTATACAATTCCTCTACGGAACCGATACAAAGCTCCTCTCCTTCTTCACTGCGCCAGATAGGCAGCGGAGTTCCCCAATAACGAGAACGGCTCAAGTTCCAGTCATTCAAGTTTTCCAGCCACTTGCCGAAACGGCCTGTTCCGGTAGATTCCGGCTTCCAGTTGATAGTCTTGTTCAGTTCCATCATGCGCTCTTTGGCTGCGGTAGACCGGATGAACCAACTGTCCAGCGGATAGTAGAGCACCGGTTTGTCAGTACGCCAGCAGTGCGGATAATTGTGTACATGCTTTTCTATCTTGAACGCCTTGTTGGCGGCTTTCATCATCATACAGATATAGATATCGAGTGATTCGGCGGCAGCGGCAGCTTTTTCATCGTACTTGCCATCTACAGTAAACTGAGGATCATAAGCATTCTTCACCCACCGGCCCTGATATTCCTTATATTTCTCTACGTCCACACATTCCTTTACGAAAGCCTCGTCCAGTTCGTCCAACAGATAGAATTTACCAGTCAGATCCACCATAGGACGGGTTTCCCCCTTCTTGTTTATCATGAACAGAGAAGGAATACCTGCCGCACGTGCCACAAAAGCATCGTCTGCACCGAATGTCGGAGCGATATGTACGATACCCGTACCATCTTCGGTAGTTACATAGTCACCGGGAATAACGCGGAATGCCTCACCGGCCGCTTCTTGCCATTTCCCGTTTTCATCCACTGTCACCGGTTTCACCCAAGGAATAAGCTGTTCGTATTCCATGCCTACCAGATCCGGTCCTTTATATTCACCCACTACTTTGAACGGAATCAGTTTGTCACCCGGCTTATAGTCTTCCAGCGCCAATTCTTCCGCTTTCTTGTTAAAGTGAGTATAAAGCAAAGCTTTCGCCAACACTACGGTCATCTTTTCCCCAGTATATCCGTTGTAAGTCTGCACAGCCACATAGTCTATTTTCGGTCCTACGCACAATGCCGTATTCGAAGGCAATGTCCACGGAGTAGTGGTCCATGCCAGGAAATAAGGCGTTCCCCATTCCGCCATTTCGGGTTTCGGATTCTTCATCTTGAACTGTCCTACCACAGTGGTGTCTTTCACATCACGGTAACAGCCCGGCTGGTTCAGCTCGTGCGAGCTCAATCCTGTTCCGGCAGCCGGAGAGTAAGGCTGGATGGTGTAGCCTTTATATAACAGACCTTTGTTATAAAGCTGCTTCAAGAGCCACCACAGCGTTTCAATATAGCGGTTGTCATAAGTGATATAGGGATTCTCCAAATCCACCCAGTAACCCATCTTATGAGTAAGGTCTGTCCACTCTTTGGTAAACTTCATCACGTCCTTACGGCAAGCTGCGTTGTACTCGGCAACAGAAATGGTCTTTCCGATATCCTCTTTGGTGATATGCAATGCCTTTTCCACACCCAGTTCCACAGGCAGTCCGTGAGTATCCCATCCGGCCTTACGCTTTACCTGGAACCCTTTCATGGTTTTATAGCGGCAGAAAGTATCTTTAATGGTACGCGCCATCACGTGGTGAATACCCGGCATACCATTGGCCGAGGGAGGTCCTTCATAAAACACGAAAGAAGGACATCCTTCACGTTCTGTCATACTCTTGGCGAAAACATCGTTTTCATCCCACTTCTTCAGCACATCTTTATTGACCTGTGATAGGTTGAGTTGCGAGTGTTCAGCAAATTTCTTACTCATAATTTTATATCGTTTTCTTGTATTCTCTAACTAAAAGGCAATGCCTTCCAAAAATTAAGGTGCAAATTTACAAGAAAATTAGATAGATAGAAAGTTTTGACGCTTGTTTTTTTAATCAGATAACGGAACTGTTTCAGAATAACTGCATAAGGCATGGGAAAAGCCCCTGTTCTAATCAAAATCAACAGCAACAAGGACCGGTTCTTGTTATTTATAATCCGCAAATCCAAATTTCCGCAGAATCCGAAACGAAGCGTTCGATTTTCAGGGAAAAGGACAAAACGAAGCGTTCAAAAAAGGAAAGCGCGCAACACTCAAAAAGCCGAAACAAAAGTTTTGTAATGACCTCTGTTTCGGCTTTATAATTTCATAAAAAATGGCTTTATAACGGCATTAAAATAAGGCTCAAAAGTTTGGCCTTCTGCTTGAAAAATTGTATCTTTGTTCAGTGCTAAGCAGCTGTTTTATGAACTAATTTTTCCTGTTTCTTATACAGCATCATGTCTGTATATTCGGCAGAATAATTCATGTGGGCATTGAATTCCTTTTTTGTACAACCCTCAAAAGGATTGCCAATGGTTTTGTTTGCTCCAATCCATTCACACAGTTCAAGTATGGAGGATTTATTGGATGTGAAATAAACGAAGGAATGCTTTTCGAGTATCTTTAAAACATCCAAATAATCAGACAAGCGCCAATACATATTGTACGTACCAACATCAGTGGAAAGATAAGGCGGATCAATTAAAAAGACGACTCCGGGAACATCCTTATATTGGTTGAATACTGCTTTGTAGTCGCATGATACAATTTCAAGCCCTTTTAAGTAGTCAGAAGACTCCGGATAACCGGTCTTGCGAATGTTGTTATAAAGGACTTCCTTGCGCATTTCGGCTACAGACAATTTATACTTCATGGAGAACATAAGTGAGGATGATAAGGTTATAAAATCCACGTACCCAACATTTAGTTCTTCTTCCTCGATACGTTTAAAAATGCGTTCTCTAAGTTCCCCTTTAATTGGTTTATGTTTGGGTATCGAATTACCCACCAGCTCCCTAATATCGGCAAGCAGTTTATTTGTCTGTGGGATATTTTTCAGTCTGAACCGGTAGTTGTCGAAGTCATTGTAGACAACAGTAGCATCGGGCTTGCTTCTTTTGGCTATATGCGAAAGAAGTCCGGAACCGCCAAACAAGTCCACAAACACGGTATCTTCAGGGAACTGTTCCAAAACTTTAATAAACTCTTTAGCAAACATTCTTTTTTGGCCTACAAATGGCAGTGGTGCAGATAAATTCATATTCTTCATACGTTCAAGTCAAATTTAATGTTTTCAACTCCGGATAACAGTTCCAGAGTCCGGTCAATGTTATTTTCATATATATGCACATTTCCAAGGTCAAGGGTTATGGACTTCAGGGGAAGCTCCACCTGCCTTGCCATCAGATAAAGATGATAAATATCAGCCGGAAGCCCAAGGTTCGCATCAGAACTACGCTGATATGCAGATAGCACCAATTCTCCCTCATCAATTTGGAACTGCACAAGACTCAGGCAGGGTGCCTGGTTGCTTTCCACCCCGGTTTCTCCAAGAAACAGGACATAATTCTTGCTGTTGCGCTTTTCCCGGTTAATCCTGGTTATGAGGGGTGGAAGCTTTTCAAAGTAAGTTGGATAGCTGTTTACAAGGGTATGGCCGCAATAATCCCACCAGGTAATCCCTGCCTCTTTGTATTTTTCCACATCCCGGACTCCTTGCATAAACAGTTTCAATTCCTCTTTCAGCTTTTTCCTGGCTATCCCATGGCTTTCAAATATGTCAAGTAAATCAGCGGGGGTTAGCATGAGCCTTTCGTTTAATAGATACTTGATACGCCCTTTCCTATTGGTCTGGATTTTGCCCGTTTGGAGTATCTTGTCTAATGTCTGGTAATACTTATTCATGAGCTTTATTTTTGGTTGTACAAAGGTAGCTCTACCGGACAACACAAGGCATCCCCGGCACATCAATCACACTGCACCGAGCGTGCAGTGCTTTCCAAACCGTTTGATAACATCATACACCTTACGTTCGCTTACCGAATATTTATTTGCCAAAAACGCCACTGCATAAGTGGTCTTTTCACCTTGTTTTTTCATGACCTCATACTCCGTATATAAGTCTATGAATCGAAGGTCATCCTGCTTGCCGCCCAAACTTATAAGCATTTCAAGCGGTTCTCTGTTAAATTTAAGTGCTTCAAACAATGTCATATCCAATCATTTTTGTACTTTTGCAATGCCAATCATTTATTTAATGCGTAAAAACGCCACGAGAGTGCGGCAGAGGGCATTGCCCCCGGTCGCGCACTCTCGTGGCGTTTTGTGTTAATAAATGATTGGCGTCTATATTAACAGGCCGGGGGCTTTTTTTATCCCTCCCCCGAAGGGATTGTCAATCACTCAATCCGATATAATTCCAAATTGAACTTATCCTTTTTTTCCCAGCCTTCAGCCAGAACTGTCTGAATGAATCCTACTGCTTTTGTATAGAAATCTTTCAGTTCTTCTAACTGAGTAAAAGTATGGTATTCCGGTTGTTCATCCGAACCAAACTTAAACGTCACTGGCAGGGTTTCTCCGCCCGTCTGAACGGCCAAATCGTATGCTGCCTTATAGTTGTACTGGTTCTCCACAGAAAGCCATACATGGGCACCATTATAGGCGAATCCGGATAGGATAGCCGCATCAGTCTGGCTGTTATACCAGGACATAACCAATGTGTGGATTTCCTCATCAGTAGGCTTATGCCCGAACTCCTCTTCCATGTAGGAGGCAGAGCCGTTCTCTTTTTCCTGCACATCCCATCGGATGCGCCATTTGTCTTTAACCGGGTTCGTGCATTCCATCAGCGAAACCCCGGAACTTCCTTCAACTCTTCTCATGTAAACACGTATTTGGTTCTACCTTTGCCGAATGTCTCTGTCTTGATGGTCGTTTCAAACGGGAAACCATCCGGCATTTCCTTTACTTGTGCGAGAATATTCTTCATTTCCTCGCTGTTGGTGAAGAACTTCTTTGCCTCGCCGTTCACTTCGATGGCCACAATACAGCGGTCTTCTCCCTGCTCGGTTTTGATACCGGTCTCAAAGTCCTTCACTACAATGGGTAAGTTTACCAGTTCCCGGATGCTTACCACCACTCCGGGGAATCGCTTTTTACCGTCTTCCGGCTTGTAAGCGACATTCAAGTCTTTAAAACTTCTCATTTCTTTGCCTGTTAATTTTTTAAACAACTTATTACAGTCGGCGTGCTTCGTCATGCCGTAGAAACTGGCAATCAGTTCCCGCCGTCTTTTTCTCGATTTTACCTCGTGCATTTTCCGGGCAAACTTCTGTTTGATGCGTTTCCGCAATCTTACATAGTCGGGACGGATAACATAGCCAAGGAAATCAATGCCTTCTTCCACAGGGAACACCCGTTCATTCGGCTTTATTTCCAAGTCTATTTTTCCCATTTGCCCGTGAACAGCATCACGAATCTTCCACAATTCCGCTTTCGTTTTACCGAGTACCAGTCCGTCATCGCAATAGCGATAGTAATAACGAACCCCGTACTTATCCTTCAGATAGTGGTCTAAAAATACAGACAGAAGCAGATTTCCTGCCCCTTGTGAACTGCGCAGTCCGAAGCTTATACCTTCCGGCAGCAGCTTAACAAACCGCTCCAGTAGCACCAACAGCCTTTCGTCCTTGAACACCCTCCGGAAGCACCACATAACAAAGTCCTGCCGCGCATTGTCGTAAAACCTACGGATGTCAAACTTGTATGCGTAAAGTGTGCCTTCCGGGTCTTTTTGCAAATCGGTACGTATGCAGTTCATCAGATCATGAGTACCGCGCCTTTTGATGCTTGCACCGGTTGTCCGGATATAACGTTTTTGCAGGTGGCGGTCCACCACATTCATGATGGCAAACACAGCGATGCGGT